AAGACATAAGAAAATCTTTACGACCAGATTTAGCTCAACAAGCAGTTTACAATCCTGGTGGTGGATTTGATGTGGGGATAACAGCCAATAGTTTTTCTAATCGTGGTAATGCTCCATTTATGCCTAGTGCTCCCGTTGGAACTCCTATGCCAGAAAAATTTATAAGAGGTGCTGCTAATGGTGGTATTATTCAAGCCTATGCAGATGGTGGACAAGTTTTAGACATGCGTTTTGGTGGTGAGTCTGAAGGTCCTGGAACAGGAACTTCGGATGATATACCAGCCATGTTAAGTGATGGAGAATTTGTTATGACTGCTAAAGCAACAAGAGGCGCTGGGGCATTTGATGTGGCCGAACAAGATGGTGGTATTATGTTATTACCAACAGGAGAAGCAAGTAGAGAAAAAGGAACTGATAATATGACAACACTAATGGAAACTTTTGCGAGGTATGGCTAATGTCTGTACTTGATGATTTAAGAAAAGCTTTTTCTGGAGAATATACCCGTGCTGCTGCACAAGAACCTATTCTTTTAGGACAAGGCACTAGTGAAGTTGTACAAGATCCTTTATTAAAAGATTTATATTTTGGGTCTGCTGGATCTCCAGGACTTTTAAACCAAATACAACAAGCTGGGTCAAATTTAATAGGCCAAGATGTTCCCTTACAACAAACAGCTGGATTAGGAAATTTAGAAAATTTAGCTTTGTCTGGGGCTCAAGCTGGTATTGGTGCGTATCAACCATTTTTAACACAAAATCAAAATTTAATTAATCAAGCTATAGGTCAAGCAAGAAGAGCTGAAACTTTACAAGATCCATATTTGACAAAAGCTGAAACAGGAATAGGAGCAGGATTAACTTCTTTGTTAGGATCTTTATCTGAGGCAAGAGGATTATCTAGAAATGCTGTTAGTGATTATGGCACTAGATTGGGAGAATCAGAAGGCTTAATGAGACAAACATTGGGTGGTTATGATCAAGGCTTGACTGGTCAATTTTATAATCCATTTGAAGAGCAAGTAGTACAACAAACAATTCAAGATGCAATAAAAGCAAATGAAATGCAAAATATTGGACAACGTGCTTCAGATATTGCTCAAGGTGGCGAATCTGCTTTTGGTTCAAGAGCTAGGCTTAGTGCTGGCGAAAGACAAGAAGCATTCGGCAAAGGATTAGGAAGTATGTTGGCAAATATTAGAGCGGGGGGTTTTGGTCAAGCTCAACAATTAGGAATGGGTGAGTTCCAAAGACAACAAGATGCTAGAAGACAAGCAGCAAGTGGATTATCAGGATTATCTGGTCAACGTTTTGGTGCTCAAACAGGACTAGCCTCAACTTTAGCTGGTTATGGCCAAGGCGAAGAAGCTGGTCGTGGAAGATATGCGTCTGGATTAATGGGAATTGGTCAACAAAGAGGAGCAACTGCTGCAGGTTTAGGTCAACAGTTAGCTGGATACGGAGGTCAATTAGGTCAACTTGGAGGTTATGGTCAACAACTAGGTCAAGCACAAAGACAAGAACTTATGAACTTAGGTTCTATTCCTAGAAATATACAAGACACTAGATACCAAAGACAGTTTGCTCAACAGACTGCTCAACAAAACAGACCTTTACAAACGCTTTCTGGTATTGCTGGATTAATGCCTCAATATCAAGCAGGCTCTTCACAAATTACAGGAAGTTATGGATTGCCAGTTGATCCATTAGCTGCTGGAATGCAAGGAGCTATGAGTGTGTATGGTGGTTTATATAAAAATGCTTATCCTGGAACCACATAATGAGCAACGTTTTAAACAGGCAAATGTTTTTACAAGGGTTGCAATCAAACAGCGATCCTCTTAATCCAAACATATTAGACAGAAATTCCTCTATTCCAGTTCCACCTCCTTTGGATATGAGTCAAAGAAGAGAACTTATTCGAGCTGGTAATTATGAGTTGCTTAAACCTAATGAAATTTACGACTCAAAAACAGATCAACTTTATACGGCTGATGACGATTTTGTTAATAATTTAACTCTTAAAGGTTTTAACTTGTATACGATTATGGGGGACGATACCCTCATAAAAGGTAAGCTTGTTAAAAATCAATTAGATAAATTTAGAAAATTTGATGAACCTTTTTATGATGTTAACCCAAGCAGAATTGGTCTTACAGAACCTAGAGATGTAGGAACAGGTGTAATTGATATGGGATTGGGTGCTTTAAGATTTTTAGAACCGTACGCAAGAACGCTTACAGGAACTCTTGGAGAACTAACAGGTAATCTGGGGGGAACTCTAGATCTTAAATCGGCTGATGATGATGTCAAACTAGGAATAAGTGGTTTAAAAATGAAAGACGATACTGGACTCATTCCTTCTAGAGAAGACAGAGCTAGATATTCTTTAAGTAAAATTGCTTCGCCAGCATCAGATATTGAAATTAATCAAAGAGCTTTAGCGGATGCAAAAGCAAGAGGGTTTGTTCCTCCCGAAACAAGTATTGATGATGCAAAATTACCAGCATCATTTGATAGGGATGAAGATACTGTTATAAACAGAATACTAAAACTTTTTGATCCAAACGCATTAACATCTGATTTAGATAAATTAGAAGAAGATAAACCTGTAGGATTTTTAGAAGAATACAATAGAAAACAAGCTGAAAAAGCTAAAAAAGAAGGTACTACGCCTGAAGAACCAAGTGTAGATGAGCCTGGTAAACTAGACGGAGATGGTAATGAAGTTTTAACAGGTGGTGATGAAGAAAGAGTTGGAGGGAAAGCTTTAGCAGATGTAATGAACCAAGCAACAGAATTTACAAGTGGCTCGCCTACACCTGCACCAACGCCTGCACCAACTCCTGCACCTACAGGCGAAACTACAGAAACGATTACAACAAAATCAACCACACCCACCACATTACCAAAAGAAGGTATGGATATGGGGGCTTCTTTAGCAGATATATTCCAAAAAATTAGTGCAGTTCCTAATGTTAAAAATACATTAGATCTATTACAAGGGGGAGCTCAAACTTTATCAGCACTTAATTTGGCAGAAGAGGCTAAAGAAAAAGCAGATACAAGAGCATATCAAACAGCTATTGCTAAAGAAGTAGCAAAAATGAAAGCCGATCTAAACAAACCATTAAGTCTTAGGGAAAAAAACACTCTTACAGATAGATCTTTAGAAGTTGATCAAGCTGTTACTGATTTTAAAAACACATCTCAAAACTTAGCTCTTATTGATCGATTAATAGAATTAACCAACGATCCTGAAATTAAAGGTTGGAGAGGTTTTGTAGGAAAATTAACAACTCAAGTTGATGCTTTCTTAGCTGCGGCAAATGAAACTCCAGAATCGTTTGATAAATTACCTCCAAGAGTTCAGTTTGAAAAACTAATGACGGTTGTATCTCAGAAAAACATTAAAGACATATTAAATGAAACTGGTAAAACCATTTCTAATATTGATAGAGATATTGTTGATAGAATTATGGGTAAAATTACCGTCTTTACCAATCCAGCAGAAACATTAAAATCATTACAACTTGCTCGAGAAGACTCTTTGAAAAACTTAGAGTCATACAGAAATAAAGGCAGAACTCTTTTGGGACTTTTGAAAGAGTACGATAAAGTGCCAGGGTCTGCTCAAACAGAAACAGATGTATTAGAGCAATTAATAAACTTTGACAGAAAAACTTACAGATCAAACTTAACTAATGAAAACTTTACATCTGGCGCTGGTGTATCTTATGCAGGTGCTCCAGTTTATAACTTGTCTGGCCAAAAAATATCTGACTAATGCCTAGATATAATATTGAAATTACGCCAGGCAACATTCAAGGTGTTGAAGCTAACTCTCCAGAAGACGCTGTTAAGATTGTAAAATCTAGTTTAGCTGAAACTGTAGCTGCGCCTTATGTAGATAAAATAATGTTTGACTACGATAGTGGTGTTCCAGACAAACAGTTAAGAAGATTGTTAGCTAGAGCTGAAATACTTCCTAGTAGAAAAAACCCTTTTGAAGAATTTGATAGAGTGCTTGATGGTTATCAAGGTAATATTTTAAACGGTCATTATGTTAGAAACTCTAAAGGCCAACTTGCAATTACACCAGAGGGAATGGAAGCATTAGGATATGGCGATAGGGTTAAAAGTGTTGAGCTTTCTAATGGTGATGTTATTCCCCAACATACAATTATTGATGAAAGATCTTTTAATTTAAAAACAGGGGATCTTTCAGACATGACAGGAGCCCTCGGACCAGTTCTAGGGGCTGTAATTGGTATGGATCCTCGAGTAAGAGGCGTTCTTGGTTTAACTAGACTTTTGGGTGGAAGACCAAGAATGGAAAGAATGTTGGCCGCAGCATTTGGCAGTATGTTTGGTGAAGGTACTGAAGAATTTGCAGATGCCTTACAAGGATTTAATTTAAAAACCACAACAGAGGAAGCCACAAACTTAGGTAATGAGTTTTTATTTGGTTTTGCAGGACAAGGCTTGGGTGAAGCTTTTGGTGCTGGGTATAAATTGCTTTTAGGAAAAAGAGGCACAACCGATCTTAGACAATACAATCAAATAGTAAATGGTAGGTCTTGGAGCGATATTAGAAAACTAGATCAAAGTTATGGCAGAGAAGCAACTGAAAAAGAAATACGCAAAGCTGTAAAAGAAGGCAAAGTAAAGATACATGCGTTTAAAGGTGTTCCTTCGCAAACAGCTTTAACAAGACCTTTGGTTGGTAGAAGTCAGGCTGTAGCAGAACAAGTTTTGGGCAGTAAGAGAGATAAAATGACAGGCGGTTATCTGTACGAAGAGCTTGACTATATGTTAAAAGATATTGGTTTAGAAAGAGCTTCTTTACAAAGCTATTTAAGCGAAGCAACCAAAGAAGGTCTTGATGCTCAAGTTAGAGGCAAGTTAACAAAATTAGTAGAAGCCGAAGATAAAGTTACAAAAGACTTAGAAAAGTTATTTAATAACATGAGCGAAGACATACTTGATATAAATCTATATGGTGATGCTCCCGCAAGTCAAGCAGTTGCTGGTCAAATTAGAAACGTGTTACAACAAGCTGACGATTTTATTAGCAAATCTGCTAACGAAAGATATAGAGCAGTTGATGAAGTTTTTAGGACGTTACACCCTAGAATAGATAATTTAATACAAGCAAACATTAAACAACACAGGATTCCTGAAATAGAAAGAATGATTGCTGACTTTAAAGAAACAACCAATATACCTCTAGGCTCTTCGCTTAAAACTCAAGCCGAAAAAGAAAGTTCGCAAGAAGCTATCAGAGTTATTGAACCTATGATCAAAATGATGAAAAGTAGAGATCGAATAACTTTACAACAAATAAGAAACGATCATTCTCAGTTAAGAAAACTTTTAGAAGAAAAGGGAATTGATACTTACACATCAACTTTAGTAAGAAAAATTATTAAAAAATTAGATAATGGAGGAGCTGGTACAGATCCAAAATACTACGATAGTATTATGACTGATTTCCAGGATCCTAAAAAATTTATGGCTAAGTTAAATCCTGCTACTGGTAGACCTTGGGCAGATGATATTCTTAATCCAGATGGCTCTCTTAATCCATCTGCTAGATCTAGTAATGTAGCAAGAGAAAACCCTGACTTTAATAAAGAAGCATTTGATGCAGATGAAATAGTTGCGTCTTCTAATGGAGATATAAAAATGCTTGTTGATAATGCAGGCAACCCGCATTATGTCAGCATGATGGATGAAGCTTTAAGAACAAAACCAACAAGGATTGAGTTGGAACGTTTAGATACTGCTGTAAAAGGACTAAGAGAAGCTAATGAAACTTTTGCAAAAAGAATGGAAGTTTATGATAGCAGCAAAATGAAACAAATAGTTCATAGTGGAAAGGTTCTTAATTCTTGGGACGAGTATCAAATTTATGATAGAGCAATTTTAGGTGGTACTGATAAAGATTTATCTAACATTTTTAGAGCAGCTAAAGAATATGATGGTTATAAAAATGAAATATTAAAATCTGGAGAAAGAGCATCTGATACAGAAGGAATGTTAAGAAGAAACCTTCAAAGAAGAATGTTTCAAGACGCTTTTCAAGAAGCCACTCAAGACGGCACTCAAGCGTTAGACTTTAGTGCTTTTGCAAGATCTTTTAACAAGTTTAAAAATAAATATCCAAATAAACTAGAGGTATTATTTAATGGTAAAGGTCAAGTTGTTTTAGACACCTTAAACCAAATTAATAAATTAAATCCAAGATTAAAACCTATGGATGTTTATAAAGAAATAAACAAGATGAAGTTAAGTGGTAGAGGTTTAGCAGAATCACAACCAGGTTTAAATTTTATAAGAGGTCTTAGAGAACAAGCAGAAGCGTCTGCCGAAACATTAAGATTTGAATCTAATAGAGCAATAGCAGACTTACCTAATGTTAGTTTAGATGAAACTGTTACTAAAATTTTTAGACCAGGTAACGCTTCTAATATTAATTTATTAAAAGAAACAGTTAGCCCAGAAGTATTTAAGAGTGTGCAAAATTCTGCTATGGCCAAGCTCCTTAAAAAATCTGTTGATCAAGGCGGTAATGGAAAAATTACAGATCTATTTAAACCAGCTCAGTTAAAGTCTGTTTTAGATAGTTATGGTGATCCTTCTCTTCAAGCTATGTTTGGCAAGGATGTTGCTCAAGGATTAAGATCATTTCAAAAATCTATTGATGTTATGACATTTGGAGAAGTTGGTAGAGGTGGAGCTGCTGGTACTTTGATTGCTGCAGGTATTGCTGTAAATGCTTTAAACATACAAATGTTGCCTGTCGTTGCTGGTTTGGCAATTGTTAGAAATGTTTTTAGTAGGCCTGGACTTGTAAAATTAATGACTAAAACAGACCAAGGCTCAATCATGCAAGTGATTGACGCTTTTGAGAAAGCCGCAAGACAAGAGGGAATAAGATTGGTGGGAGAAGGCTTTACCGAAAGTGGTAACATTCTTTCAGGAATTTTAGGAGATACAGTTTCTGAGGCTCAAAATTATGTAAACACTTCAGATGCAGCACAGCAAATTAAAGGTACTGTAGGAGAAGTTATAGAGGCTACTGATGACGCTAGAAATCAATTGCAACAACAATCACAAAACCTTATTACTCAAAGCCCTATAGAATATCCAGAAGTAAAAAATGTTAGAGGTTTAGATCCAGCAAGAATTGATTTTGCTGAAAGATTGTCTGGAGGAAGAAGAATAGTTTAATGAAAAAGTACGCACCAACAACTAACCTTAGTAAAGAACAACAAGCTTGGATTAAAAGACAAGAACTATATAACTCCCATCCTATTTATAAAGAACCTGTTGTTAGAAAAATATGCGAAATGTTTGATGGCAAAGTTTTGTTAAACTCAATCAAACATAACGCAGTAGAGTTTTAATAACCTATTTCATTTCTGTCCATACCCAATGGTTTGTCTGATAAACAAATCCAATCTTCTAAAGGTATGTGTATGTAAGGCTCGTTATCTTCATCATAAGTAGGAGTTTCGTTTACATTCATTCTTACATCATAAACAAAATCTTTTTTCCATTCGTGCATATAGATGCCATCAGTCATTGCATACACAATAATAAAAGGAACTCCTGTTGCTAATGCAAACGAAGATCCTTTCCTAAGTTTATTAGTAGATAATATTAAAGTGTCATACTTGTCATACTCAAAAGTGCGACATTTAACTTCGCACCAATAACATTTATCTTTTGACTCAATCCAATAATCTAGTGAATAAGTTGTGGGTAACTTAAAACAAGATACCCCCCATAAGCCTTCTAAAAATCCCGCTACTCTTTCTTCTCTTTTTTGATCGTTATGTGTTTCTAAACTAGGTGTTTTCATAATCATTCCTCAAAATATGTAGGATCTACAGCAACAAATCTTTTGGTTGGTCTGCCTTTACCTCCTACTTTAATTTCAATTTCCTGGATTTCTCCAGCGTTTATTAATCGTTCTATTATTTCTTTAACCTCGTATGACTTCATGCTTCTAAATAATTCATGCCTGTCAACCTCTCTCTTAGATATTCCCTCCTGTCCTCTTGACCTTATAAAAGATAAAACTTGTTTTATTTTAGATTCTGTTGCACTACTTGCAACCTTGTCTCTACATGCCTCTATAAACAATAAATCATAATATCTAACATAATCTATCGCCCACTTAGTAATGTCTCCTGTAATTTTTTTTGCATCTGGTGATGAGGCTAATGTGCACAACAAAGAAAGCCTCATGGCCTTTTCTCTAGATCTAGACAGTAATGGCTCTAAATTATCTTTCTCTAATATGTCTTGTCTTTTAACAATCTCTCTTGCAAAATCTTGTAATAGTTCTTCCGACTCTTGATCAAAGTCTAGAACTATTTGTTTTAGATCCATTTCTGCATTATCACGCATAACATCATCTGTTTCATTTCTATATCTTCTAATATAGTTAACCCAATTAGTAATCGTTATAGGGGCTCTGGTAAACTTTTTTAAAGCTGCAACACGCCTTGGCTCTTTGGACTCTATCACCATAAATCTATTTAAAAACCCGTCTGCTATTCTTCCTCCATTTAAAGCCTTGTAAAAGTTTTTAGGCACAGACAATCCAACCATAGTTATAGCTGGTTTGTGAGTAACTCTACTCATCATTTGTTCTTTGTATTGTTCTTGGACATTCATTAATGAATAATTATCAGGCCTTAAAGTACCGTGGCATCGGCCCCAGGCCTCCATTAAAGTTTGTATGCCGTCTTCTTTGTTTGTATTGCTTTGATTGCTAATGGCTTCTAATCTCTTACCAAACTCATCCATAATAGTAATTTGAGTAGGTCGCATTTTTAAAACAGAATGAACAGCACCACTTGATGTATAACCATCACCGACAACCAAGTTTTGATGTTCAGTAGTATTTAAAACTTGTTCAACAAATGTTTTTATATTTTCTTTACCTTGGCCCGACTTAGCAATACACATAAAAAACAAAGATGAGAAGTTGTTCATGTTGGTTCTGTAAATTCTGCCACAAGTAACACTTGCCAAAGACAAGGCTGCAACCAAAGATAGTTCGGGTTGGGGAACTTGAGCAATACTTTCGCAATACTCAAACATATCTTTTAATAAACCTGGTGGTTTAAATAGATCTACAGGTCTTTCTATTGAATGTTGTGCTTGAACAAATAAAGGTGCTTGTTCGTTTTTTCTATCGTGTGTTTGTTTAACGCTTTGTACCACCATATTAATTTCAGATTGAGGGAGTGGTGGATTGTTCTCCCTATTCCAAGACTGCATAAAAAATCTTATAAATTCTATATTGACGTTTTTAGAAATTAAATACCCTGCAAACCTTGCTGCTTGATCATTTCTACTACCCTCTTTAACACCCTCCAAAGAAAATGGAGCTGTTGCATTGTTACTTATGTTTTTAGGAACACCCGTAACCTTGAGCCACTCCTCCTCAGTAAAATCTGGAAGATCTGTAAAATCATGCAGATCCCATTCAGTTAATATTTGAGGCCTGTAAACTTGGCCGTTTGCATGTCTATTGTATGGGGCTATTATTAAGCCACCCACTCCTCTTATGTCTATTAGTCTTTCTATAGGAGTTTCGTTTGTTCGCCTTGTAGCGAACGTGGTGTAGTTTTGTGGGTTGTTATAATAGTAGTGCATACCTTTACCCGTTATGACCTTAAAAGGCGTTACAGGTAAATTCTTTTCTACCCAGCCCATACTTTCAGGACTGTCTGCATCTACTACTAAAAACTTCCCACAAACTAATGCGACCTGTAGATTATCTCTATCTTTGAACCAACTCTCAACCAAAGACTCTTTAGGCCTTTCGTTTTTGTATTGTTCCCACCCTCCTAAAAAAGATGGTGGTTTTTTATTGGATCTCTGAAGAGGTACTACATTAAATCCCTCATTAAAGTAAGCTAATGCTATATCTAATGAGGAATCATTCTCGCTGATATTGAGTTGAAACATTTATTATGCTTCAACTATATCTTTCATCTCGCCGTAGATAGATTCAAAATCCAAACGACCATCTGTTGCCTTGATTATTTTCTTGGCTTGAGTAATAGATGGTTGTCTATATCCGTATCTCCACGCTTTGATTGACGCCTCCGAAATATCAAATAAATTAGCGGCTTTTTTCATCCCTAAAAATTCAATATATTGTTTTAATGTGTATCTTTTCACTTGTCTATCCTTATATTGTGGTTGTATGTTAATGCCCTCGAGTTTCTTGAGTTCCCTGGATGCAATAGTTTTGACTCTAAAATAGTAATTAGCCAGCCAAATTATTTCCTTGTTAATCAATCTACTCCCTCGAAAAAATAAATTTTACACATTGTAGGTTTTTTATGTATAATATGTCAATATTTAATTTCGAGAGGAGGACTCACAATATGAGCATATTAAATAGAATAGTAAGCCCTGATGATCTAGTAGATAAGCAGGGTGCAAAGGTACTTGTATACGGCGCTGCTGGATCAGGTAAAACAACCCTTTGTTCGACAGGACCTGGAAAAATTTTGGTTATAAGTGCCGAGGCTGGTTTACTTTCAATCAAAGACTGTAAGAACGTTGATGCCATCGAGGTTAAAGAGGCATCTGAAGTTATGCAGATTCATGAAGCGTTGAGTAAAGGAGAACTCCAATATGATACTGTTTGCTTGGACTCTATATCAGAGATAAGTGAAATATTATTAAGTTGGGAAAAATCTCGTAACAAAGATCCGAGGGCAGCATATGGAAATGTGCAAGAATCTGTTACTAATGTTATGAGAGCGTATCGTGATTTAAAAATGCACGTTGTCTTCGTTTGTAAAATGGAGAAACAAAATGTAGACAGTATCATGCAATACGAACCTAAAATGGTTGGCACTAAACTAGGCCAATCTATCACTTATTTCTTTGATGAGGTATTAGCATTACGTGTTATCGAAGATCAAGATGATGACGGCAAAATAATCAAAAGAAGATGGCTACAAACTGAAATCGGTCAAGGGCATACTGCCAAAGATCGAAGTGGAAAGCTTGAACCTTTTGAAGAACCAAACCTAACTTCTTTAATTACTAAGTTAGGTTTTAATGTAACACCACAAATGCAAAGTACAGGAGGTACTAATAATGAGTGATTTTGAAGGAGTGGATTTTATAACCGATATGCCTGAAAGTTCTGGGTCTTTAGATCCTGCACCAGAGGGAACGCATGACGCCAAAATTATTGATGTGGAGAAATACAAATCTCCTAATAGTGGTAATTGGACTTGTAAAATAGTTTTTCAAATTGATGGAGGTAAGTACAGAGATCATACTGAATGGTATAACCTTTGGCATCCAAACCCTGAAACCAAAAAACTATCTAACGCTTTATTTACGCAATTAAATATGGCCGTTGGTTTTAAGCAATACCCAGAAACCTTTGATAAAATGGTTGGTAAAGAACTTCAGTTGAAGATGTATCAAATTGAAGACTCTTGGACTGATAAAGAGGGTAATGCAAGAACTAGCATGAAAACCAAACTATCAAGAGATGGTTATGTTGCAAGTAGCATGGTTCCACCATCACCACAATCTACTGGAGATAAACCTCCTTTCTAAGATAATGGTTGGTAATTTAAAGGGGCGAAAGCCCCTTTTTTATTTACTAAAATTTCTAAATTCTATTTTTGTTTTTTTGCGTTTATCTCTAGGATATTCTGTAACCACTCTACCAGATGCAAAGCGTGTTTGGATTCTTCCTTTGCGTATGTCAACCATAGTTATTTGCCCGTCTAATTGTTCTTTATCTAAACGGATTCTTTGCTCTTCTACTTTATCTGAATATTCAGTCATTTTTACTTTCTCCTGATCCTCCTGGCAATTGTTCAACATCGAACCAACCACAAGGATAATTAATCATTTGCCTTGACCCCTATATTTTTTACGAGTCTTGCGTTTATTAGTTCCAGCTCCTCTGCTAAGTCTTGAGTCGCCAATAGATGTTTTCTTCTTGACCTTTTGTATTTTTTCTTTGATCCAAGTTTTAGGCACTAGCATCCTCCTTTGCTATAGCAACACCTATTTGATAAATTATTTGAGGAACTATTGCGTTTCCGAGTGATTTAAGTCTGTCCACCCTATTGGGTATCCCATCAGCCACTCGACCCACGTTGGGTTCAACTGCCCATTGACTCCCATCATTTTTAAACGATTGGGCAATTGTCCTTGGTGTCTCGGTTTCTCCAACAAGTGTTTCATGCTGTTCTGACCTTTGTAATCTCTCGCTGCTGGAGTCGGTAGCATTTTCTTCTCTAACTCTACTGAAGCTACTTTCTGACCCAGAGAGTGACCCCTCGTTTTTCCCACGCTTGGTGGAACTGAGTTCATGCTGTCTTTCCAGTCCCTCGCATTCGGAGTTGGCCACATTTTCTTTTGTTCGTAATCTACTGCGTCCGCTAACTTCGCCCCGAACTTCTGGCCCGTTCCTTTCCTCGT